ATCGCGACTACGACTCCCATAACCACTGTATGTGTCAATTGGGCAACTTATAACAAATAATGGTTTATTCATATATGTTTTATTTTTATTTTAATAACTTAAATTATGTGTAACGGTTCTATTGTTTACTTCATTAACATTGATTAATTCATATTTTTCACGAGGACCCCAAGTTGACAATAGTTGTTTAAAGGCATCAATTACTCTTTGACCTTGAATTTCGGCTGTAAAACCAGCTTCCTCTGAAATTGCCCATTGTCTACCTTTTAAACCTCTTTCTATTCTTTCGGCCTTAGACATATGATATAATTCTTTGAGTTTAGTGGCTGCATCCTCTGGTCTACAATGATCATCCCAAATATAAGGTGTTGGAGGTGAACCTTGTAAATTTCTTGTTAATGGAAATACGGGAAATGCCCATTCACCATGATTTTTATATGTGGCCGTATGGTTTGAAGGAATTTCTGGATTTGGGGTGAACCAATTTCCATTTTCATCTTCAAATCTCATTTGATCTTGCATCCCACCTGTTACATTTGCAATAAAAGGATTACCTGCTAACATAGCTTCGGTTAAACTTAATCCCCATCCTTCATTTGAAGTTAACAATATTTGACAATCTGTACTATTGTATAGTAGGTTCATTTGGTATGGACTAAATTGAGCATCAGTAAACACAATATTGTATTTTGGGGAAGGAGCTAATGCTTCAATTACAGCCTCCAAATCAGTTCCATGATCATTAACTCGTTCAGAATGTAACACTAAAACACATTTTTGGGCTTTATCTTTAGGTAAACTATCAATAAAATGCCTGTATGCTAAAATAGTATCTGGGATTTGTTTTCTTCTGATATTTCTTGAATTAAACAATATAGCAAAATCATATTGTTTTCCTTTAAATAATTTATGTTTAAAGTCTTTTAGTTCTTCATTGTTTTGTTCCAAAGGTTTAAAAATATTATGATTTAAACCATGAGGTATATATTTTAGTAATCTAGGAGATGGTTTACCTTTTTCAACTTCAAATGATTCATTTGTATCTAAATCTTTGTAAGAAACACCTCCATGTTCTAGGACTAATTTATTTATTAGTTTGGTTTGTTTTGAAATACCCATCAACAAATCACATGATTCATAATAAGGTAAGTTCCATAAAGGTGAAGGAAAATTATCCCAAATATTTAAATACACTATTGGAATATGTTTTCTAATTTCATTTTCAATAGCAAATAACCATACAAAATACCTAGGGTCAGTAATAATCATTAATGCATCTGGTTTTTCCATTGCAATCAATTGCCTGATAATATCAGGATTTCCATAATCATTTACAGGATACATTATTACAGATGAATCTGTTAATCCTGAGGTTTCATTTGTGGATTGTGATAAATCAAGTCTTTTTCCTGCTTCAGGATGATTAATACCCCCACCAATACTAACCCAATTGAAATGATGGGCTGTGTTTAGGATAACTTCTCTAGCAACAGTAGCAATCCCACTATGTGCACGAATATCATCTGATATAAAAAGTATTTTTTTCCTTTGATTTTGAGGTAAATAGGCAAAACGTGTATCCATATACTATATAATAATAACTTTTTTTTAAATAACCAAGTAATTTTAATCTTTTTTTTCTAAATCTGAATTTATGTGTGAATGTAGGTTTTTACGATAAGTTTCATCTGTTAAATACAAATGCATAGAACGTTCAACAAGTTTTTGAAGTGAAAATTTATATTTTACACAACTTATTTTGAATTCTTCAAACAAATCATTGGGTACCTTAACGGAGGTCAAACTCATTTCTTTTTTACTCATAATTTTATATATTAATGTTTCTCATATAAATATATAAAAATCTACGAAGATACACCTTTTGGACAAAAATCTTTATATTTGGAAAAAGGACAAAATCTACAATTGTCTTTACTAGGATTAGGTTCAAAAGAAATGTCTTTGTAAGTACCATCTTTATTAAATACCTGTTCAATAAATTCATGTAATTTTTTTACCGATTTTGAGGTTTTAATTTTACCACTTAAAGGCATAAACTCTTGGATTCTAGGAATTGGAAATGATGAATTTTCCCATAATTTTCTTCTTAAAATATAAAAAGCAACCTCAATTTTATCCTCAGGTATATTGTATTGTTGAGAAAACCATTTTTTATATAAAATGAGTTGAGATTGTTTTATTTCATCTTTTTTTTCCTTATCCCTCCAACCTGATTTACTTGTTTTGAAATCTATAATCAAATAACTGTTTGTGGTCTCATTGTATAAAACCATATCCAAATACCCTTTAAAATATACATTTTTATATTCTGGATGGGGTTGGACTAAAATTGGAACCTCACATCCCACTAAATAATATGTTTTTCTACTAAAATATCCACCCTTTTTCTTTTTTAGAAATTCCAATATTTGTAATCCATCCTCATAAAATTCATTCATTTCAGCAGGAGATGTGAAATGTTGTTTTTTATTTGAATTGTAGTTTTCTGTGTAAACTGATCTAAACCTTTCTTCAAAATATTGTTCTAAATCAATTTTATTTGCAGCATGACTACTTTCATCATAATATGATGTTAAATAATGTTGAATGGTTTCATGTAAGGAAGTGCCAAATACGCTATGAATTGAGGGTTCTTGTATAAATTTACCCTCTTTATATTGTAATGCCCATTTATGAGGGCAAGTAGAAAACATAGAAAATTGACTATGAGAAATTACTTTTTCATATGAGTAGTTAATTTCTCTAAGTTTAAAATTTCGTATGTCTTTAATTACTTGTGGAAGTTTTCTTTTTGTCAAAACATTATTTTTTACCTTGAAGTAATTGAATAGTTTTTTCTAAATACAAAACAGCATCCATTAGTTCTTCTTTTGTATGTTGAAGATAATCAACTAAAGATAAATCAGTTCTATCTAGGGTTTGACCATATTTTTTAAAACCCATTTCTGCCCTTTGAATATGTTCATCAATAATTGTTTGTACTATTGAGTCAACCTCAAATGGTTTTTCTTCTAATTCAATAGGAATGGGTTGATTTTTAATTCTGTATAAATCTCTGTTGCGTGTCATTTTATGTCTTTTGTTAATTTTTTAATTTCTTTATCTTCTAGGCCTCTTTTTTTCAAAATATCCATTACATTAAACTTACCCAAAAGTAAAATATATTCTTCGGCCTCACCAAATCCAACATAAAAATGATGTGCAATTTGTCTTATTAAATCCTCATTTATTAATTTTTTGTTACCTTTAATGTAACCAAAGAATATATTTTTTTTAGGTAACATATTACAATAAAATTTATAGATTTTTTCTTTATCTGAATGTGGGATTTGCTGGCCTAAATTTGCTACCTCAATATATGGTTCATGCATACTAATGTATTTATGAATCATATAACTATTGAATGTTTTTTTCTGTTCCTCATTAAATGAAGACCAACTACGTTTTTCGTAAACAATTTGTTTTAACCAATCAAATAAAGAAAAATCTTGTTGTTTCATTAATCCATTGTATAATCTGAGTTTTGTTGGGTTTGAGCAAATTCTTCCCTTAGTTCTTTAGGGAGTAGTTCAGTTAAAACTTTTCCTGTTTTTACATCATAAAAACACATAACTGGAATAATACCATCCTCTGAAGTGCCTGTTACAAAACGTGATACTTTACGAAGTAATACTCCTTCTGCAAATACTTGGTTTCCATCCTCTGATACTACAGGTTGTGTGTTTTTCAAATCAATGTTTAGATTCAATTGTTGCTGTTGTTGTTTCATATTATTTTTTTATTAATTGTAAAATTCTGGATATTAGGCTCATGAAATTTATTTCTCTATCAACTTTAAAGTTGGAATGGTATTGGTATTCTTCAATGTAAATAACAATTTCCCCCACATACATGGAAGCATATATCTCTACATTATCATATAAAAATCTAAACAAATCATCAAAATCATTCATATCAGAATTTGCAATAATTTTTCTAATGTTGGTGAATGTTTTTTGATTTGGTTGTTTTAATTCCTCCAATATTTGATTGTAAAAATTTTCAGTATTGCTTAATGTACTAGGAATCACTAATTTATTGTCAACGATATATTTTTGACAATCATTAATAATTTTCCTAAAATCAGGATAAGCATTATTAACTACACTTTTTAAATCATCTAATTCAAATTCAATGTTTTCTGCCTCTAAAATATCATAAACATTTCGTGCTACTACTTTTTTAGATGGAGGTGTTAATTTAAATTCTTGTAATCTACTTCTTAGTGGTGGAATTAATCTTTCAGGATAATTTCCTGTTAAAATAAATCTGGTAGTTAAACTATAGGTTTCAATCATATTTAAAAGCAGTACTTGAGATGCTTGTAAAATATGGGTTGCCTCATCTAAAATAACAATTTTTAATGGTTTAAAACTACGAGTGGATGCAAATGAACCTACTTTTTCCTTGATATCATCCATACCTCTATGTTCGGTTGCATTTAGGTAAATAAAATCACA